TCCGCAATGGCCGCGCTCATCTCGCCCGCGAGCGCAGACTGGGTGACGTAGAGCACCTCGGTCCCCATCGGCTTCGTTGTTTCGACGTAGGCGTTGAAATGGACGCTCACGTCCAGCTCGCGGTCCTGCTTGTTGTGCCACGACACGATGGCATCGAGGTTCTGGCTTTGCGTGGTCGAGGTGTCGTCGTGAAACACCACGACATCGACGCCGCGCGCGGCGAGCTTGTCGGCCACAGCTTCGACTACGCGGCGCGCCTCGTCGACCTCGTCGAGCACCCCGCTGGCGCCTCGCACCAGGGCGCCATGGCCGGAAGATATGGCGACGCGATCGTATGGCACGGCGGCTGCTCCTTCCTGTTCCAACGGAAATGTCACCTCTACCTCGTCGTCGGTCTGGATGCCGAGCGCGTCCATGAGGCCGGGCGAGATGTCAGCGACGCGCCCGGTATTGGTGTGCGGACCCCAGTCCGCCGGGTCGCAGATGAACGCTTTGCCGGTCTTGGGCGCGCGCACCAAAACTGTGACATCGAGCAAGTCGTCCTTGGACGTGCCTGGGGCTTCGTAGTCCCACCGGCACGCGATGTAGAATTTGCTCGGATCGAGTCTGCGCGCCAGCCCGGTCGTGCCGGGCGGCTGCGTCGGCAGGAACAGGTGCGGCGCCATGTCGACCGAGTAGATGAAGGCGAGCCCTTCGCTCGATGAGATGCCAGTGTCGTTCGGCCCCCCGAACCACGAAACCTTGCCGCGGAGCTGCGTGGTCATGGCGTCGGCGCTCGGCAGTCGCGGATATCGCGGACAAGGCTGGCGATTAGATCGCTCTGCGTCTTGTTGCGCTCTGAGGCGTTTGCGGCGACCTGCCCGAGCACATAGGCCGCGAAGCTGAGAAATCCGATGTTCACCAGCAGAAGCGCAATCGCGAGCGGCGTTGACTTCATGGCGTCGATCGCGGTGTTTGCGACCTTCGCGGCCTCTTCGGAGACGACCATGGTTATAGTCTCGCGCTGTCGATGAAGATCTTGCCGTCCAGAGGAGAAAACAGTAGAAAGATCAAAGACTTGTCGAGTAATTGACGTTCAACTGATCCCCATTCACCACCGCTTTGTCGCCGGTCGAGAACGTGCCGGCCGACCACAGCGTGCCGTTGGCGTCGTCCTTGGTGGCGACCGCCCCACTGCCGAAGCATAGGAATGCGCCCTTTATCGTCCCGGTGCTCGTGATGGCGAACGACAGTGCCGCCGACAGCGCCTTAGACCCCGCCGAGGCCGCCGACCACACCGCGGTCTTGCGGTTGCCGGTATAGGTCGGTGCGTTGATGCCGCCCGCCTCCAGCCATCCAGTATGCGACGCCATCGTGTCGCCGGCCGCGACCGCCGTATAGGACACCGACGAGATCGGGCCCATGTAAGGCCCGGTCACCGTGTACGCCGCCCCGGCGAGGAACGAGTCCAGTGCCAGGTTCTTGCCGACGGTGGTGACCACGTTGTCGATCGTATCGCGCCATTTGAGCTTGCCGTCCGCCCCGATGCATTCGATCTCGTAGCGACCGTGCGCTTCCGCATGCTCTCCGAGACCGCTTCCACGAATTACGAATGCGTCGTTGCATTCGCGCGCCTTTGCGCGTTCCTGCTCGTCCATAATCCTTTTCTCCGTCAAGTAAGAACGATCTTTGGATCGATATAGACCGTCGTGCTCGGCTTCGCGGCGCGCACCCGCGCGTGCAAGTAACCGGCCATGCCGGGCTGCGGCGAGGATAGCGTTATGGTGAGCTTGAATGGGCTCCAGCCTGCGCCGCTGCCGCCGCCGTTCCAGGTCGAGCCGTCCGACGACACTGCCGCGTTCGCCGCCAGCAGGTTGGCCTTCGTCGAGGCGACGATAGTGCCGATCGGGACCGACGACGAGCCGAGGTATTCCACCTCCAGCCAGATGTCGTCATTGTTCGGCAGCGCACCGGCGTTGATGGTGCCGAATACGGTCACGGTCACATCAGCGCCAGTAGTCGGATTCCATATTGCGTAGGGCTCGGCTTTGAACGGCCGCAGCCATTGCGGGTTCGACGTGGTGACAATCTTGCGGGACTGCGCCTGCCCAGCCGCATCGACAGCGCCGCCGATGCGGGTGATCGAGGTCTCCGTCGTCTCGGTGCCTTCATAAAGATAGCGCGCTGACTTGTAGGCAGTGACCCCGCTATCGGCACGTATGTATTGAACTGCTTGACCGGTGTTCAGCGGGGTCGCAAACGTCGCGGAAGCGTTGAGCTTGCAGTCCTTGGCGACCCAGTTGCCTTGCGAAACGTTGGTCGGCATCCCAAAAACAGAAGTAACCTGACTAAGATCGAGGGCTTCGAGCGTGACATTGCTCAAAAAACTACCGGCAGACTGACCAACAAGATTGGTCGGCACCGTCGATCCGCTTGCCAATACCTGCCCGGTGTTGGCCCAGGTAAAATTAACTATTTCAGGAACAATATATTGCGCAGCATTACCAAAGCTGACTTGGCAATTGTTCCAGAATACGTTACCAGCAGCGCTGGTGCTTACACCTATGGCCGCACCAGCGCTCGCGGTGGTAGCTATTTTGAAAGTACAGTTGTCGAAATAGTAAAAAACATTAGAAGGAGTGAGCTGTATAACTGCTCCAGTCGATTGTCCGACGCCGGCAATGAACGTCAACCCATAAACATAAAATGTTCCAGTAGGATTAAAATTGATGCTCGCCGCCGCGGTTGTCGAGATCGTCGCTGTGGTCGCCAGATCGGTCGCTGCCGGCGGATAGCTGCCGGAATGGTTATGGCAGACGATCCTGCCCATCGTTGCCTGATTCGCCAGCGGCGTGATGGTGATGGTCGTTGCCTGCGACTCGGCGTGGTTGTCGCCGACGTAGATCGTGTTGCCGACAGCAAACCAAGACACCGCGCAAGCATTGGCGAGCCGTGCATGCGGCGCTGCGCCCTTGGTGAAATTGCCGACCGCGCCCAGGCACGTCCACGTCGTCGTTCCGTCCGCCTGCGTGGTCCCTGCCGTGTTGTTCGGCCACGCAGGTTCGCTCGCTCCCATCGAGCCAGCCGTGGTGCAAATCCAGTAGCTCGCGCCATTGTTACGCTGGATAATCGCGCCAAGCGTAGGCGCGCCGATCGCCTTGGCCTGGGTCCAATTAACGGTGTTGGTCAGGTCGCCGTTGACGGCGGCCATCCCGGTGCATTCCTGCCACGTCGCGGTGCCGTCCGTGGTCTTGGCGCCGCGTGTGAGCACCCAGGTCGCGTCGGTAACGTTCGCAGTCGTGCCCGCCACGATGCAGACAAATACCCGCTCGCTGCCGACCGCAGGCGCTGTGAACTGGCGGCATAGCTGACCCGCAACGACCGCGGTGTTTTGCGGCCTCTTCGCGACGGCATAGTGGCCCGTCGTGCTCTGGTCGCCAGCGTTGCAATAGAAAGTGGTGTCGTAGAAAGCCACTTATATCATCCTTCGATGTAGATCACGGTCGGTTGCGGTGTCCTCGGCATGATTGGGCCATCGAGCGCCAAGACGCCGTCGAAGAGCGAACCGGCAATCTTGGAGCCATCGACCAGATCGGCCGCACTTGCCGCCTCCACCACCGACCCGGTTCGAGGCACTGCAGCCGAGAGCGTATCGGCCGCAGAAACCGCCTCGACAATCGCGGTTGCATAGGTAAGCCCTGCAGTGACGGTCGAGCTCGCACTCGCCGCCTCGACCATGATCTGGCCGAGGAATGCATCGACGTGTTCGCCGACCGAGGCCGGGTCGTCGACCAGCGTCGCGAACACGACGTTCCCTGTGCCCGGTGCGTCCAATGCGGCGGCGGCCTCGGTAATGTCGGCCGCGATGGCTGCATGCCGACGCAGCAAGCTGACGTTACAGACGAGCATCCGCAACCATGGTGGTGACGGGACTGTCGTGCCCGGCTATCGTTTTCCAAGTCACGCCGAGATCCAGTGATATGGCGACGGCCCCGTTTTCACCCGCAATGTCAGCCGCCCCGCCAGCCATTATAAGGCTGCCGGACACCGCTACGCAAAACACCTTCGGCACACCCGGAACGGATACGGTCTTCGTTCCTGTGCTGTCGACAGTCTCTTCGGTAACCTGAACTTGACCGGACCCCCAAGTCTCCAACGGATCGCCACTGGCGAAGCTGACGGTGCTGGTGCCGTCCGCATAGTTTATTATCGGCGGCTTGACCGGTTTTGCTGTCACGGCGCTAGGCGCGCTCATGACACCGTCCGGCACATGATGCCCCCTTTCATCAAAACAATCATTGCCCTCGCAATGCGGTAAAAACGCCGACTTATAGGTATCAGGGTCGGCACCTTCGGTGGGCGTGCTGCTGACCTCGGCCCAACTCACACCATCCGACGATTCAAAAACTTGATCCTTCAGGGCATCATTTTGATCATAAAAGAATGCATTATTCTTTTTATCCCAAACCAACGCCACCGGATTTGCGCCATTCGATGGTTCCGTTACGGATGGCATAGTTCCGGCATGATCAAAGGCAACTGTCCAATTCAACCCATCATTCGAGTAATAAATATAGGTATGATAGCGAAGCAATCTTATCTCATTTCCAGCGCCGTCATCCACATCAACCCATTCGGACGAGTTGCCGCAAACCACAAAGGCCGGCGTGCGTTTCTCATCTGGCGTCCCCTCATTCTTGATGATCACGCTAAAGGAGCTAGCCAAGACCGAGACTCCGAACTCTCCAGCGCCGGGAAGGGAAATTGTTTGGTGATCTATCGATTTCCCCGCGACTTTCGCACAGTACAAGTTTGTCAATGTGCCGTAAACAAATACTGCTCCTTCGTCCCACTGCACATTGAAGATGCGCGTCAGCGCGTCCTGGGAGTACGACATCAGATGTCCGTGCGCAGGAACGGCAGCGTCACCGACAGACCGGACGGCCCGGCGTTGTCGGACTGTATGATCCGGATTGCATAAATATCGCCTTCGGCAAAATCCACGGTGGCGGGAATGTTGAAAGCGCCGCTCTGTCCGCCACCAGTGTCGATGTCGCCTGCGGCAGCGAAGGTGATGCTGCCGATCTCGACCCGGTTTCTTTCGATCGCCAGGATGATCTCGGTGGCCCCGGTCGCCTCATTGCCGACATCCAGATAGGCATAGGCGTGTGCATTCCCGCTCACCAGTTGCATGGTCCGGCCGGCAACGGCCTGGAACAGTACCTCGCCCGCGGTGCGCTGGATGGTGCCTGGCACGAAGATCGCAGCGTCGTAATTCACATCATAGAGCGGCATCCAGAACGAATAGAGCGGATTCTCGTCGGTGCTGCCGTCCGTCGCATTCGGATCGAAAGCCGCCGGCAATGGCGGCGTCGTGTGGCTGCCGAGCACCTGATACATGCCCAGGCCGCGAACCGAGACCATCTGGCCGATCGTATACGGCGTGCCGTTCGTCCACTGCCCCACATATGTGATGACGGCGACCGGCAGCGGAATGACTTGCGTCGTTCCATCGGTGAAGTGGAACGTCATACTGTTGGCGGTATAGGTGACGGTGTCGATGCGCTTGCCTTCGGCGAGCGCGGCGTTCAAGTCGACAATGCGCTGATCGACATCGTAGAAATTGCCGTCAACCTGCGCCGCGCTGTTCGGCGCGCCGGTGCCGGCGCCCCAGGCGCCGGTGGTGACATAGACGATCGTCATGAGCTAGCGCACCAAGTCCGTGCCCGTCGTCTCGACATTGTCGGAACGCGGCGGATCAGCATAAATAACCTTTGTCGGGCCGAGGTCGCCTCCGTCATCGAGCCTGACTTTCTTCAAGCGTTCGACCTCGATGAAGTTGTCCCTGTTGATCGTGCCGCTGTCATCTTTTTGATAGACCTTCTCGGTGTCATATTGCCGTTTGGTTTCCTGCTGCTGCTTCGTTTCTGTGTGGCTGGCGCTCCAGCTATGCGGCAGATCGATGAGCTTGCCGCCCGTTCCGCTGATAGTGGCAAAGCCCTGGTCGGGATTGCTCTCCGGTGCCAACATTCTGGCCGCAGGTGGCCGGATATTGGGAAACACGACGGGGCGAACGATGACTTCAAACATTATACTGCCTCCAGGTCGTAGCCGGTTGGCACCTTGAGATCGCTGACTTGCACCGCGTAGTCGCTGGAAAACTGCCGCGACATGCTCTTGAGCTTGAAGGTCGCCTTGGTCTCGTATTGCTTCAACGCATCATTGATAGCCTGGCTCCGCGCCGCGGGAATTGTCTTCATCTGGTCGATGTCTGCGCCACTGATCGGCACCGAGGCAAACTGGCCGGCTTTAAACAGTAGCGGTGCCTGCGCCGAGGCCGGATTTTCGACGACGAGCGGCGTCTCGATTACATCCTCTGCCCTGAGAACGGACAGGAACTCGATCCCGTCGTCGTTCGGATCAGCGACAGGCGGCTCATAGCCGACCGACGTGTCGAACAGAACCGTGCGACCGGTGAACTGCTGGTAGTCGGCACCGACATAATCGATACTGCAATAAGTCGGGTCGCCGCCAGCCGCCACGGCCGAGCCGCCGTACCCGATGGCGCAGCCGATGCGGACCTCGCACTTGATGTGCCCGTCCGAGCCGTCCAACGCCAGCGAATATCCGATGATCTTGCCCAGCGCTTCGCCCACCCGCGGCTCGACCAGAAAGCCGTTCTTGCGCAACGTGATTTCCGGCATGCGCGACAGTTTCGGCGCAAACGCGATTTCCACGACGCGCGCCCGTTGCAGCAGATGCGCCCGCGCCAGCGCGATCAGGTGCTCGAGGCTTCGATTGCCGCGATCGGTCGCGATATAAGACCGCCGCCGCGGATCGCCGATCGGCACATAGGCATCCACGCCTGTTCCGATCGTTTCGCTCAGGTTGACCGATTTGACATCGTTGACGACGAGCGCCTCGCCGTCGGCCGGATCGGTCAGGACGGGCTGCACATCGGCATAGAGCGAGAACGTCACGACCTCGGTACATTGCCGGTTCGCCGTGTAGGCCGCCACCAGCGTGACATTGGTATAGTTCAACGGCAAAAAGGCACCCGTGGCCGAATAGCTGCGGCTGTACGAATTATTTTTCCCCGTGGTGATGGTGTCGCTGGTCACCAGCTCGGAAAAACCCAGCCCAATCGGCGCGTCGACATAACTCTGCGTATCCTCGAACGTGGTGGTATAGCTCGAAGTGCCGAACCACCCGGTGTCCGGGTTCGTCACCGTCAGCTTGCTGCCAGAAAGCCTGGTCTTGACCTGAAGGCTATAGGGCGTGTCAGCGCTCGCATTGGCGACGACCCAGCCATCACCGATCCCGGCCCCCGCTTTCGGCCAATTGTCGGCCGTCAGGCTGTACGACGTGATCATGCCTCGATATGAATCCGGCCAATTCCGGATCAGATAGTCGGTCAGGTCGACTGTGCCTTGCGCCGATTGCGTCCAGGTATATTCGGCGCTGACATCGACACGCGCCAGCGGCCCGCTGGTGAGGTTGAGGCTGAGGCCGTCATAGAGCACCTTGCCGCCTTCGCTGGCGCCATCGAATTCGACCAGGCCGTCCTCGCCGGTGATCTCGTCCGACACGGTCAGAACGAGAGTCTCCCGATCGTAATGCCAGAGCTTGCTATAACCCTCGAGCACGACCTCGGGATCGGTGCGCCGCGTCGGATCGATCACCACCTCGTCGTAATACGGCAACACACGCAGCGTGTCGGCGAGCGCTGCCTTCTGCGCCACGAGGTCCATCGGCCGCGCGACGAACTCCAGCGTCACCAGTTCCTCGAAGATGCTGGTCGGGACGCCGACGAGCCGGCCGCGAAAACGGATCAGGTCCGGCCCGCAGTCGAGCGCGAACCACACCCATATCTTGCGACCGGGGCCGAGTAGGCCGATCGCATCGCCGGCGTCATTGCGCGGCCGGCGCACCACCACAGTCAGGCTCGCCGGGTCGCCCTCGTCCTGCTTCAAGGTGAACGAGAACACGCTTTCGTCCCAGCGCAGATGCTCGGGCCCGAATACCGTCTCGCCCGGGTCGATCCAGGCAAAGTACGGCATTCCGACGGGCATGGGTCAGCCCAATTCACTCAGCATACCGGACGCCCAGTTTTGCTCGTGCAATGGCTGCGAAACATTATCGGCGAGATGCAAGCCGTGCTCGGCGAGTGCCTGTTCCAATCTGGCGAGACACTTTCGGCCGAACATCCGCCGGCGAAGCAAATCGGTCCGCGTCTGTGCGAGCAGTTGCGGCATGGTGGTGATCGGATTGCCTCCCTGAGGGTCCCACGCAAGAGCGTTGCTGAGGCGCGTCCGGCCGACGCTTACGGTCGCTAACAAGTTGCTCAATTCGTCGTCGAACTCGTACATCTCAGACGGTCCTCTGCTCGCATTCCAATTTCCACGCGATTTCTGCCGCCCATTCGTCGCGCGACGTATCCCACGCCGTCACCTTGGCGAGAATGGTCAGCACATCGCCGGTCGTGTTGGCGACGCCGAGGCCGGGAATGCAGACAATGGTGACGTCCGCCCCGGGCCAAATGCCGGTAAGTTCGGGCGCCTCATGGTCAGTGCAGGTGATCGTAACCTTGTATTGCCGGAACTGTTCGAGTGAGATGTCCGCCAGGGCGCCGCGGCAATCGCGCGCCACATTCGCCGCCTGCGTGATCGGCTCTAACGTCATCACGATACCGCGCGAGGCATACGGTGAAAAATCAATGCCGTCGATTTCAAGCAGAGTCATTTGAGGCATTGGCTATCGACCAGGTTGCGTTTGTCAGGTAAAAGGCACGGTGACTGGGCGCGGCGTGGCCGGGCGGTGTATGGCACGGTATGGTACGGCTTGGCACGGCCCGGCATGGCAGGGCATGGAGAACGAGGGCCTCAGCTTAACTGCTGAGGCCTTTTCTCTAGCTGTACCGAGAAGGTTTTCTGCCGCCGCTTCTGACCTGCGCCAACGCCGCGGCCTTGCGCAATTCGTCAACTACACTAGACGAGGCGCGCAAACCCTCGATTGGCGCCAAGCCGGGGAAATTGATCGTAACGGCATTCATGCCGCCCCCGGCGAATGCCGGGATACCGATCGGCGCATGCACAAGCCCGCCGAGCGCAAAGCGGCCCATGCCGTCGAGCACATCACGCAGGTTGCCGCCCGATCGCCGCAGCGCCTCGAGGAAAGCCAGCACGCCGGGTTGCGCCACCGCCCGCGCTGGCATGATGTGTTCACCACGCGAAGCCCAAATCAGATTCGAATCGGACGTGCCGCTGCCGCGACCGCCCAGCAGTCCGCCGCCTGCGTGGCTGCCGATGTCGCCGAGGCCAAGGTCGGCACCGAGCGTGCCGCTGCCGCCGAACAGTTGATTCCATTTGTCCTTGAGCCATTGAAAGGCATTCGCGACTGGGGTCGTGACCCATTCTGAAATCAGGGCCTTGCCCTCATCTATCTTGGTGCTGATGTAGCCTATGATGCCGTCCCACGTGTCCTTGATCCACTGCCAGGCATTGCCGACTGGCGTCGTGATCCAAGCGTCGAAAGTAGCTTTGAGCGCCTGCCATTTGGCATCGATGGCATCGGCTGCATCGATAGCCGCCTGCTTTATCTGCGGCCAGTAAAGGACGAGCAGAGCCAGCACGGCGATGATCGCCACGATTACAATGCCGACAATGCTAATCGTTGACGCTGCCAGACCGAAAGCAGCCATTCCGGCCGAAGCAAGTCCCCAAGCCGTCGCCATCAACGTTATTGCGCCGTTGACGATTGCAATGGCCGCCGCCAGCGCTACAAAAGCGCCGGTCATCGTTCCAATAATGGCAATCGCTGCGATATCGGTCCCTGTCAATTCCGTGCCGAAAATGCGGTTGATGATATTGGCCACGCCGGTGGCGGCGTTCCCGAGCGCGATCAAACCGCTCACGATCAATTGGATGGTCCCCGGGATTTGTGCGCCGATTGTCTTGAAGCCGTCGACCAGGGTCTTCACCCATGGCACCTTCTGCGCTTCCTGGCTGATAGTCTGAAATGCAATGACCGCGGCTGCGCTAAACTGAGCCCAGAACCCCGCGAAATCGCCGGCGAACAAAAGCTTGAACGATTCCACTATTTGCGCCAGCGATTCGGGGATCAACGCCGCCGCCTTGGCAGCGCCGGCCGATATCTGATCCCAGAACAGCACCACCAGCGCGACCAGCGGGATCAGGATGGGGCCGAAGCTGGCGAACAAGGAAATCAACGCCGTGAACGGCGACAGCACCAAGCCGATGCCTTTGAATGCGACCGCTAGGGCGACCGCGGCAGCCGCCGCCGTGATGAAGAACGCCGCCACCTGACTTTTCGAGACGCCCTCGAAACTCGCCGCAATCTGCTCGACGATGCCCAAGAGCGCCGCGCCGGCCGGCACCAGAACATCGCGCCATATCCCGGCGAGCTGCTGACCGACCGCGATCAGAACCTTGAACGTGGTCTGGATCGCACTGTCTTCGGGAGCGGACGCAAAGGTCGCTTGCTTCTGATCTGAAAGCCCCAGCCATATCCTCAGCAGCTCGCGCGAGCCGTCGACCAGCTTCGTCAGCCATTCGGTCTGCGCCAGTGCGCCAGTGAGAAATACCGCACCGATCTGATCCTTGGTGGCGCGGATCGCCTTTGTCAGATCATCCCATCCGCCCTTGACGGCCTTTGCTGTATTGGCCTGCTGCGCGCTCAAGTCGCGCGAGGCCTTTCCGGCCTCCGCCAGAGTCTTTGCCTGCTCGACCGTGGCGGTGTTCGCAGCGACCAGAACCTTAATGGTGTCCTTCCAATTGTCGCCGAAGATCTTGATGCCGGCCGCCGCCTGGGCCGCGGGATCTTTTATATTGTTAATGGCCAGGGCAGCGGCTCGCGCGATGGCGAGCGTGTCCCCGGTCGCAATGGTCTGCATGCTAACGCCGAGCTTGCGCAGCTCGGTCGCTGCCTCACTGGCTTTGCCCTTCGTATCCGTAGTGGTGTCGTTGAACCTTCTGATGATGACAGTGCCGCCATCTGCAGTTTTGACCGCCTGATCGGTCGCACTTCCCAGTTGCGCAATCCCGCCCTTCGCATCAGCCGCCGTCCCACTTATCTTCGATAACGATTTTTGAACGTCATCGACGGATATGCCGGCACTGGCGGCCGCCTTGCGCAGCTCCAGCCATTGCGCGGTGGTCAGTTTAAGTTTTTCCGCCTGATCGACGAGCGCGGCGCCGGTCTCTACCGCGCCCTTGGTCAGTGACGACGTGAGCGCTGCGATGGCGGCCACGACGCCGGCGGCGGCGAGCTTAAATGCGGTCGCTGTCGAGACGAGCTTGGCGCTGGCGGATTCTCCGGATGCGCCGATCTGCTGGGAGGCCTGCCCGATCGCGCTCCCGACCTGCTGCGCCGCTGCGGCGGTCTTCTGTAATCCGGTTGCGACATCGAGGGCCGACTTGGTGCCTTGGCTTCCGAACGAGACGACACTTTCGGCCAGCGCCTTGAATTGAGTCCCCAGTTGTTGGCCGGCGGTGCCGAGACGGTCGAATGCCTGCTTGGTGTCATCCACGCGGGCCGGATCGATCTTGGTGTTCCGGGCCGCGTCCTGGATCTGCTTGAAGGATGTCTCACCGGCCTTGCCCAGCGCTTCAAGCTGCTTCTTGATGTCATCGCTGCCCTCGAGCGTGATGCGCTGGCTTATCGTCTTGCTGGCCATCGATGATCAGCCCTTGATCCGTTTTTCGTAGAAGTCCTGCATCTGTGCCGCCGCCTGCGCGAAGATGCGATAGAGATCGAACCGCTTGCGGATGTTGACCTGGCTCACTCCGACGAACAGCGGGCCCAACTCCCGGTGGCCGGCGTCGAACAACAGCGGTGGCTTACCCGCGACGTTCACCGACACCAGCCTGCCGCGGTATGCGCGAGGCGTATGGATGCCGGTCGGTAAATTCCCCTCGAGTGGTAGCCACAGGAGCGGCCGGCCGCTGATTCTAGCGCCGCGCTCGAACACGCCGGCGAACCGGCTGGTATCGAAGATCAATGCCGCCGGATCGCCGCCTTTGTTCGGGAAGAACTTGGACGTCAACGCCTTCTGCCATTGAGCCGGGAACCCGGCCGCCGCGATGTTCGCCCGACCCAGGGTGACCGCCAGCTTGGCGGCGTCCTGTACGGCCCCGGCCTCGGCATCGGCAACCTGGCTTTGGATCTGCGCGATCAGCGCCTCGATGGCCGATTCGTGCTCAGAAAAGACGAGCTTCACGGCAGATTGGCACCAATAAGCAACTGCGTGGCACGGAATGACAAGACGACGTTTTGGCGCCTGGGTAGACGTTTGATCCCATGAAACCCAGCCAACGAATCCACCGTAACTCCTTGCTCGTATCGGCGATTGCAGGGCCAAAGGGCTGCAAATCAGGGGAAAAAATAATGAAGAAGTTCGTTTTGGCGCTGGCCATCATAGCGGGCATTACAGCGCCGGCTTTTGCTGACGGACGTTCGTCGTCTGCCGTGAGGAAGTTCGAACGCGAGAATCCCCCTTCCGGCCCTCGCAGAGAATATGTGATTGACCACATAATTCCGCTCAGGAATGGCGGCACCAACGACCAAAAAAACCTTCAGTGGCAGACGATACAAGATGCCAAGGAAAAAGACAGAATCGAGTGTGACGGGCATCGGTGCGGGCACTGATTGGTGAGTGCGCGTCATGTTGCGTCGCGAAGTGCGAAAGAAGCAGATAGACGAATCCTGTTCTACCCCCCCAACTCCTTGAGCGTCTTCTCGATCGCCTTCTGATCGCCCTGTGCCGCGATGGCGGTGATGGCGAGGTCGTTCGCCCGTTCCATGCGATCGAGCTGCTCGCCGAGCTCGAGATAGGCCGCGATCTGGCGCGGCGTCAGCGTCATTGCAAAGTTGGGCGGGAATCCGCGTCGGCCGAGGGCGACGACGGCGAGGGCGATTTCCGCAAGCGCACCTTGACGGTCTTTGCCCCTTCGCCCGCCCCGCCGATGAGGCCCGTCAGTTCCTCGACGAAGGAGCCGATTCCGTTTGGGAACGTCAGCCCGAAAATGGCTTTGAGGAATTTCATCTGGTGCTCGGGCAGCAGCTTGGCGGCGTGCTGCTCGTAGGCTTCGTCGGCGAGATGGCCGCAGCCGGCCGCGATGATCGGCCCGACCGCCGCGCCGCAGCCTTGGATCAGGCGCGGCAGGAAGCTGTCGCCAGAGCCGCCGTCGACCAACGATTTCAGCTCGGGAAACCGGGCCACGATGGACGCGATCGCGTCGACCGAAACGCCGCGCACATTGACCCGCAACCCGTCGATCTTGACGACCTCGACCGCGGTCGACGGGGCGATGTCCAATAGGTCAGCCATGCTGTTGTCCTTATGCCGATGGGGTTTCGTCGCGGATAGTCCAGACGCCGAAGTCACCGCCAGGGCTCTTCATCACCTCGGCCTCGAGCTCGATCAGTGTGAAATCGTCGGCGTCGGTGATGAACGAGAAATCGCCGGTCGGCACAAACGAGACGGTGGCGAGGAAGTCGACCTGCTGGCCTATATCATTGGTGCCGACCACCTTGATTTCACCGACGAACTCGGCCTTAGACAGGCCGGACAGCGTAACGTTGCCATCGGTATCGGTGCCCGACGTGGCGAGCGCGAACATGGCGAGGTTCTCCCCGGTGACCTCGTCGAGCGTAACCTTGATGGTCGCGCCGATCTGGGTGATGGCGGTGAAGTCCTTGGTCTTGACGCCCTCGCGGGCCGAGAAGTGCTCCTTCTTGTTGACTGCGGGCGTATAGATGAACTTCGGCGCGTTGCCGAGATCGGTGAAGGTCGAGCTGCCGACTTCCTTGAAGCTGACGATGCCTTTGCCGATGTGATAGTTCGCGACGTTGGGTGACGTGGGCATGGCTTATAAGTCCTCTATTTTGAGTGCGTACTTGAACATGAACTGAGCGCGCAGCGCCCCCTGCAGCGAGCGCCCCAAGCCGAGATCGGTCTGGCAGCCGAGATAGCGGATCGCGCCGTTGCCGTTCCGTCCGGTCTTGACGATCTGCTCGTTGAGTTCGGTATCGGTGAGCACCCGCTTGATCAGCTCCCGGCGCAAGGTAGTGAGATCGGACCCGACCTCGTCGGCCTGCTGCGCGATGATGATCTCCGGATGCATGCGGACCATGCTCGGCCGGTTTGAAGGCCGCATCGACAAATCAGCCGCGTCGTCGGTTTCCTCGTCGCCGTCGAACACGAGCGCCGCCGGCAACAGGTCTTCGGGGATCTCGGTATTGTTGCGCTGGGCCGATTTGATGTTTGGAATGCCGGCTACCACCACGAGCAGCCGGGCCAGGATCTCCTCGCGAACGTCAACCAACGGCGGCAGCCTTCAGGGCGAACCGCACTTCGCCCTGGTCCTCGCCCATCGGGCTGCCGCGCAGATCCCACGAGCGCACGACCCAGGTTCGGCCATTGAAGGCGAGCACGGCGTCGGCGTAATCGGCACGGGCGATGCCCTTTTCGGTCAGCTCATAGATGCGGGCGAACGCGCCCGGCCCGACGTTGCTGACCTGAGCCGCCACGGTGCTCTGGGTTTGCGTCGAGATCGGCACGGCCGCCGGCCGGGTGTCATCGATCACGGTGATATCGACCTCGGCGCCATCGCTGCCGGCCACGGTCAGCACCGCAGGCACGCCGAGCCGTGCATAGACCGGGTCGTACATCAGTGCGCTATAGTCGATTGTCATTTACGTATGAACGCGAAAGTTCCGATGTCCTCGCGGCCGAGATCGGTTTCGACCGCGCTTTCCGACACCATGGTGAAGCCGCAGGAGTTCATCGCAAACAACAGCCCGTCGCGGGTGAAATGCCAACAATGTTCCGCTGGCTTGAAATGCTTCGAGCGCAGCGCATGCTCGGCGTCGCGAAAGATCGGCAGCGAGACGAACAGCCATTCCCGGCAGTTGGCGAGCAGCAATTCGAAATCCGCCATGTGCTCGAACACGTCCCACATCGTCATGGCCTGAAACGGCACGAGATACGGATCGATCAGCAGCATCCGTTTTTCGAGCCATTTCAGTCCGGCCGGATTGATGTCGTAACCCCAGGTCTTTTGCTGTCGCGCTTGCCGGCATTCGATGAACGCGCCCGAGCCGATGCCGATGTCGATCAACGGTCCCCGATAGTGCCGCTCGACGAAGTCGCAGCGCGCCGACATCAAAGCGCGGCCAATCGGTGTCCTTGCATTGCGGTCGAACTGGTCAAAATACGCTTGATCGTAAGGCGCGTTTACCGCATCGACAGGATACCAGCCGATGCCGAGCTGCGGCCACCAGGTCAGGCGGCGGCGCGAAAGCTGCTCGACCAGCGGCGGAACTGTCCGATCGGGTCCGCGATCCTCTTGTCGCAGTCGTGCAACATGTTCGTGCATCCGCAGAAGGCCTCTGGCATTGCAAAGCCGATGCGGCTCAAGTCGAGCCGCGGATCGGTGACTTTCTCAGGCGCGTTGTGTCCGCCGTGACCGCCCAGCACCACGAAGGTCCGAGACTGCAGCGCCAGCCCGGCCGGCACGATCCAACCGACGCCGCCGATCACCACGTCGGCTTCGCGCACCAGCGCGAGCAGCTCGCGCACGTCCAACTCGCCGCGCACGAAGTATCGATGTGCCGGCGGCAGTTCGCCGACCGCCCATTCCTGCCCCGCCGCGAGATCGGCGACCGCGACTACCGTGTGCGTCATCATCAGCTCGGCCGCCAGGGCGGCCACATATTCCGGTCGCGGATTGCGCGCCTGATTGCGCCATTCGGCGCGCACCGTCACCGGCCGCACCACCGCGATCGGGCGTTCAGACCCGATCGGCGACGGCCCCATGTCGGGCAGATCGAACAACGCCGGATCGAAGGCGACCCGCAGCGCCGACCACTTGCGTTCGAGCGCATGGACGATCGAGGCCGTCCTCAGATCACCGCCGTAGGAAACCTTGACCTCGCGCATCGGTAACGGCCGCGACCATCGCTCTGGGCGTTGCCGCGCCATGTTCTTGAGCTGTGTTCGCAGTCGGCGTTTCCCGAGAACGAACCTTATGTCGAGATCCTCGTAGAGTTCCGGCCATGGCGTTTCGAGCCAGACCTCGTATTGCGCCGCCGCGGCGCGCACGAACGGCCGCGAATAAATGTTGTCGCCGAGCCCCCACATCCCGCGGACCAGGACTGCTTCCGCAGGCCTCAAGCCGCCCGCCGCTGGCCGAGCGTCTCCTCAAGGCCGACCACCGGCCACAGATCCGCATAGGCGCTGCCCGGGCTGGCGTTGAGCAGCGTGATGCCCATCGACCGCAACGGCGCCGCCATGGTGGCGATATCGCCGCGCTGGCGATCGTAGCGATCCGGTCTCGGCCCCCACCGGTGCGGCTTGTGGTGCCAGAGCCGGCCGTCCGCAGCCGCCTTGCCGTCGGCGCCGAGCCAGACGATCGTTCCGCCGCGTCCCACCAAGTGCGCCGCCAGGTTCGTTGCCCCGGTGAGCGAGGTCCATTTCTGCGTCAGGCAATCGGGCGCCTGCGCCAATCCCGGCGGATCGACCTTGCGGCAAAGCAGCACCTTCGCATTCCGCACCATCTGCGAGGTCGTAACGACACGTCCGCCAAAGGCGGCGACCGCCGCCCGGTTTTCCGGCTCGTTCCACCATCGCCAATCGCCGAAGTAGAGAAAATCGGCCCAGGGCGCCGCATGGACGCTCGAGTTGATGACGATCACCCGCCGGCCGCGCAACTGCGCGAGATCGTGCTCGAGCACCGACGGCCCGCCGGCAATGATGAATGCCGTCCCGCCCTCCCACTCGCGCTGCACCTCGTAGTGTTTCACGTGAAAACCATCACACGTAAACGCGCGTATATTCACACATAGAAACGCGTATATGCGCTGAGCAAGCCGGCCGCGGTGTCGGCTGCCGCCTGCAATGGCGCGGTGGGTGCGGCCTTACCGAGTACCTGCAGCGGATCGTAATACTGAACGATGGTATCGCCATGCCGGACCATTCGGACGCCGCCGGTGGCGTTCAAGCGCTGCTGCAGCCGCGCCGCCTGGATCAATAGCGTGGCCGCTGCCTTGAGCGCCGGCGGCGCGGCATCGGGCAACTGATATCCGCCGCTGTAGGTCACGGTGACCGGCTCGGTCCAGGCACCTTCGATGCGCATCTTGCCGGATAGGTTTTCGATCTCGTAACTCGCCGGGTCGAGGACGTTGCCGCGTGGCGATTCCACCGAGACGATATCGGCGTCGGCGACCGGATAGTGCGTCAGAAACAGCCGCGGACTGTCGAACGGCATCGAGTCGCCGCGCCAGGTCTCGGCGACCTGCTCGTAGGCGAACACGCGCTGGCACATCGTCGCGATGACGTCGCTGTACTGGTCGATCCACGCCTGCAACTGCGCGTCCTCGCTGGTATTGGTTGGCGGCAGGCCGAGGATGCTTTTGATCTCGTCCAGCGTGACGAGCGCATAGCTGTCGGCCGGCGCCAGCACCTTGACCCAAACGTCGGCCATCACCGCCCCTCGTGAAACTGCTCGAAGAAGGCCCGCATCTCGATCGCCGGCGCCTCGCTGTTGTCGGACATGACCGGCTGCGCCGTATAGGCCTCGCGATCGATGCGCCAGCCGACGATGGTCGGCGCCGCCATTCCGCGCTCGCCACGCGCGCCAGGAGCCCCGTGGTCGCCCTTCGGGCCGGGCTTGCCCGGCTTGCCCGCCGAGGCGATAAGCTGCCAGGCGGCCCCCGGACACGGCCCAGGGGCATCCTGGCGGGCAATGAAACTTGACCCGCCGAGTGCAACGATGTCGAGCGCCGCATAGGTTTCGCCCTCGGCGAAGGTTCCGCGCACCGTCGGCATCGCGGCATCGCGTCCGGGCCGCGCCAGGCAGATCCAGTCAGAATGACCTGGCGCTTGTCCGGTGTCGCGGGTGGCCTGGAAGGCGCCGCCGGCATGGGCGACGACGGTGCCCGCGTAGTGGACGATGCCGGGTGTCCAGTCGCGCGCCACCGGCAGGCCACCGGGCTTGCCCTCTGGCCCGGGATCGCCATTCTTGCCATCGATGCCGGCACGTCCCGCCGGCCCTGCTGGTCCAGCTTTGCCGGCTTCGCCGCGCTCGCCGGCAGGCCCGCGCTTGCCCTCTGGCCCCGGAGTCCGTGCAAGCGCCCGCACCTCGAGGAGCGCCCGCTGGGCCACAGCAAGACAGGTACTAAGCCCGTCGAGCAGCGAATATTTCGGGCCAGGAGTGGTCATGCTGCCAACATCCAGACGATAGCGGCGGCTTCATCATCCTCGACGAGGTCATGTTGCCCGGAAGCAGTGCCCACGAGGTTGATAAGCCGCGCCGCACTTGATCCAGCCGCTTCGCCAACGAGGCCGCGCAATAGCGCCGCCGCCTCGCCTGCAATAACGACGACGCCATGCGCCTCGCCCTCGATCCGGGGCAGAATGCCATGGCCGGCGCCCTCGACCGGGAGCGGCCTCTCTGGCGGATAGTAACCGCCGCCGACAGTGATGGTAATCGGGACAGGCACAACACCGGCGAATGCCGCAGTGTCCGCACCTTCGACGGCATCGAGCGAGCCGATGATCTCGCCGGCCGCAGCGACGATGCCGGCTGCGGCAAATACATCGGCCTGGTCCGTTGCGGCGAGCGTACCGATGAGACCGACCGCGCCCGCAAGGGCAGCAACATCTGCCGCTTCGATCGCAGCCAGCGCGCCGGTAATCGCCGGCGCCGAGATCGTTCCGGCAAAGGCAGCGGTATCGACGCCTTCCGTTATGGCGAGCGCGCCGATAAGGCCGGCCAGTCCGGCGATTGCGGTTGTGTCGGCCGCTTCGGTTGCTGCAAGCGTGCCAAAAAGGCCGGTCAGTCCCGTGATCGCTGGGGTATCGCCGGCCTCGGTTGCCACCAGCGTGCCCACGACCTCTTGCAGCGTTCCAACGATCGGATGGCCATGATTGGTATGGACCTTGCCGCTGCTTTGCTCGGTGGTGTGAACGACGTTTTCGTCGCTAACGAGGTGGGCGGTCATGTCGCGTGCGTGATCGTCGCCGAGGTGATCGTGACAGTTTGTCCGATCGCTGTTGACACCGAATTCAAGTTGATATCGGCGCCACTAGTGCCGACCGTGAGGTTGTTCACTTTGGTGGTGCCGCCGCCATCCTTAATGCGCGCCACCGCCGCGGTGCCGGCAGCGGTGGCAATCCCCGATTTAGGCGCCCCTGCCATGGTGATAACACCGCCCGATTCCGTGAAGCTCGGATCGGACAGCGTGATGGTGACGAGCGTAGCGGCAAACGACGCCGTGCATATCTCGATGTAAGCAGGCGAAGCATTGGCATCGATCTGCAGGATCGTGGCGGCCATCCGAGCCGTTTTCGTCGCTGCATCGTAATTGACCGCCATTTACGGCATCCCCAGGCGGAAAGATGTCAGCCGCACCGGGCCGTTCCGATAAATGCTGGTGGTGTTGAGCTTGATGACCGCATCGGATTGTTCATCTCCGACATCGCAAGAAAACACCTCGCTGCCGTCAGCAGCGATAACGCGCGCGGACGAGGCATTGCCCTCTGCAAGCGCGGCGTCTTCCTCGGCGATCTCATTGAATACCAGCTCGGCGCCTCTGGCGGCATCGGCTGCCGGATCGGATAGTTTGAGCACCGCGAGTGTTTCTCCGTTATCCGACGACAGCTCGATGGTGCCGCCGTCCATCATGGTGGTCAGCCGATCGAGTATCGCGTTGCTGGCGGCTTCCGAAAGATTGACGATCACGACTGCGGCTCATAGATCGGCACGAGCGCGCCATTCTCGTCCCGCTCGATGCGCAGCACCCGCCCTGACGGCATGCGTTCGCCGATCGGCGGCAACTCGTGCAACAGGCGCGCCGCACTTGCGACCTGCTCGGCCAGCTCGGGCGGCAGCAAGATAGCGTCGGCATTCTCGCCCTTCTCGCCGGGCAGTCCTGCGTCGCCTTTCTCGCCGGCCGGTCCTGCCGGTCCTGGTGCGCCATCGACACCGTCGCGCACCGCCGCGAGCTGCCGCAAAATCTCACCGCGGAGCTCGGCATTACTGGCCCGCAGTTCGGCGATCGTCGTTTGCGCCTGCGCCTCGATCAGATCAAGCCCGCGCTGCCACTGTTTCCGTTCTTGCGCGAGTGCGTGACCAAGCGCGTCGCGCCATCCCTCGAGCAGAGCTTCAGCCTCAGGCGCGGCTGGCGCTTCCAGTAGATTGCTGCCGTTGTTGCTCATCGTACCGCCAACCGAAACCTCCAGAAGTCCCATTACGCCTGATTGCGCTCGCGATCTGCGATGTCGTCGTTCCGGTCGCCTGCGCGGCGTCCGCTACATAAGCGAAGCGTCGTCCGTCGGAACGAATGACCGCGCGATTCTGCGGCTGATTGCGTCCCTGCTCTTTGTAGGTGGCCCAACGACAATTGCTCGGCTCGTAGTTGCCGTCATTGTCGATGCGGTCGATTGCCAGATCGTCTTGGTATCCATTTTTCTCTGCCCAATCGCGAAATGCCGGAAATGAATGCCAATCATCGCAAACAGAAATGCCGCGACCTCCGTAACGGGGAAATGCTTGATTGTTGGGATTGCTGCATCGGTTGAGCATGCCGCCCCAGATTCTATAGAGCCGTGTTATTTCCGTGCGCTTGGCGCCCCCATGTCTCGTAGAGACAATGGCTCCGTTCTCAACCCTCCAACATCCGCAAGATTTTTTGTGGCCAGATTTTAATTGATACGCTGTCGCTAATGTCTCGTTGCCGCAAACGCAATGACACCGCCAGTGTATCTTGCCATCATTGTTGCGACCGTCCGCGCGAACGACGGTCAGTCGATTAAATGTCTCGCCCGTGATATCGGTGATTTTGGGCATGGCAGCCTCAACCCTCCTAAAGGTTGCTTGTCAAGTGGCGGGGTTGATGTTTGCGCATCAACTCCGTCGCGCATTTTATCACATGAAGCGGGCGGCACGCGATCTGATTATATCGCCCTCTGACCTTTTTACCGGCATCGTGAAAATCTTCGCAGTTGGTTTATCGACTGGCGCTGCCGGTGCCGAAGGAGGCCCCGGCGCTGGCGGTGCTGATGGAATACCAGCAGCGGCAGATAGCGGCACCACTTGTTGCTGGCATCTGGGCTCGTCGCCGAATTCGACGCTATCGAGACCTTCCATCTCGCGCGCCTCGTTTGGCGCGTAGATGCCGCCCTGAACGCCGCGGGCCAGCGACTCGATGCGATCTTTCTGCGCCGAGCGTAAAAGCGCGCCGGTGTCAAACTCGACATATTCGTCCGGCACGCCCGAGAGCTGGAAAAGGTTTCCGATCGATTCTTCGATGTGATTGAGCGCGAAGCCGAGACCGGACGCTTTCCAGCCTTGCATCAATGCTTCGGTCGACGAGAACGTCGCGCCACCAAACCCAAGGATCTGCAGCGGTATCCGATACACCAGTGCGATGTTCTCATTCGACAGCTTGAGAATGTCCGCGGTGGCCGCTTCCCTGCCGGCCGACGTCCATGGCTGGACCTTGAGCCCTGAAGTCAGAATCGGCGTGCCGCCCTGGTGCAGACCCTTGGCCTGTTCGTTCCAGCGGTCGCGCAGCGCCTGCAGTTGGTCCTTGTCCATCGTGAGGTCGGTCGTAAGTACCGCGCTCGGCCGCGCCTCGTTCCGGTAATACGCGTATTGCTGATTCATGATCGCGGTGCTGACGCCGATATCGCTGTAAGCAGCGACCAGTGGCGACTCGCCGACGAGCGGAGTCGGCATGCGGTGGCGCACCGTGTGCAGCTTGATATGCAAGACATCGCGCTGCGGCACGAGCAGCGCATCGGCGCCGAGGCGCCGCTGAATGACATCGTTGCCGTACAGTTGATAGAAAACCTCGCCATTCGTCGCGAGCCGCGGACGGGAATTCATCGGGTCCATCAAATGGAGCTCGTCGATCTCGAAGCGGTCGTTGCGCAGCGCGAGCGCATAGGCATTGCCTTCGAGGTAGAGCGACCGCGTCACGTTCAGCATGAAGTCGCTGATCGATTGATAATCGTTGGGATAGCGCAAGAGGCGGGAGAGGGCGGAGGACTTGACCCGCTCCCGGCCACCCTTGGCGTTCAGCCGCCAATGATCGCCCGGACACATCGCGATCGTCTGGGCGTATGCCGAAACGCAAGCCTCTACCATCGCCGAGCGCGGCCCCGAGACCGGATCGTAGCCCTGCTGCCACCAATTCCAGCCGGCCCCATCCGGCAGCCAGCCGCCCGTGACCGGCAGGTAGTATGGGCCAGGGCGAAAGTCGCCCTCGCCCTTGCGCACCAGCTTCGCGATGCGTGACAACCACGAGGTCGCGTTCATTCACGGCTTTGCTTTTGGCTCGTGCTCGTGCGCCGGTGTCGGCTTGTCCATGGCCCTCGTCGAATAATCTCCGCGGCCTGCTGCCGGCTTGTTTGCCTCAGCCTGCCGCTTGACGTGCGGCGAGACCTCTTCCGGCGAGCCGTCGGGTTCATGCTCGGATACATGCACACCAGACGCCGCAAGATCATTCTCGGCTTGAGTGGGGGTTGGCTTCACCGCACTCTGCGCTTCGCGCTGCTCGGCCTGGGTTTTCTCGCGCGCGGCTCGCTCGTCGGCGAGACGCTTTTTCACGTCTTCATGCTCTGCCATTTTGCTAACTCCTATGTTGCCAGGCTACCAGGTGACGCCCGCCGCCCACGCCACGACGCCCGTGCGTCGCACCGTCCAGTTTATGGGGAGCAGAAGCCGCAAAGCGTAGCTGTTCGTCTGAAACATCGACTTGGCCGGCGCGCCAACAACATTTGGCGAACCAGTCGTGCCGATATCTCCCGGCGCCGTGTCATCGAAAACAAGCGTGGCCTGGTCGCTGATTTCGAACCGCGGAGCCTCGCCACCGACCGAGACGAAGTCTGCGGCGTCGATCACGATCACTGTGCCGACCGGCACAGAACCGGAGTCGATCACCGGCCATCCGCTCAATCGCTTTTGGCTGATCTCGTCGCGGAACGGGAAAACGCCCGCGCCTGGCGCCGCGGTCAGGCCGATGCTGTTGACCTGTTGCGGGTTCATGAGCCATGCCGGATTGCGGACATTGCCCTTGGTTCCCGTCAACAGCGCGCCGGTCAACTGCTTGATGTCGCCGGTCAACGCCGTGAAACCGCCGCCGGCGGTCGGCGTCAAGCCGGAAACGCCGTTGAGGATGCCGGCGGGACGAACTGTGGTCGCCGGATTGGCATCGATCAGGACGCTGTCGAGCACGATTGCCGTGTCCATCTGCACCGCGTCGCGCAGCAGACCCTCGATCGCCGGCTGGCTGTGATCCTCGAGTTCTTGGGTAAAAGTGGTTATCACGGCCATTTTCTTGGGCGTCAACGTCTGAGACGTGAACAAGCCTTGACGAACCGGGATCGGGAGTCCTTCACCGACGAACGATCCGGCGATCGTCGGCGTGTTGGCCCGCGTCGGGATGACGATCTTGCCGTAGGGACCGAAGGTCAGCGACAATCCCAGCGCCGACAACCTCGGAAAGATCGACGACGGATAGAGCGCGTCCATGAACGCCGTATAGGTCGTCTGCGCGAGTTCTGCCGCCCATCCGGTGACGGCAGTCTGCGCGATCGCGCTAGCGGCGCGCATGTGCCAGGCAAGCGCCGCCTTGTGCAGTTCGTCGTCGCCATAGATTTCGCGCAAGACCAGGTCGAGCGGCTTGCGCTGCCGGTGCGCAAACAATTGCACGACGCCCATCCGCACGAGCAGATCGAGCGGGTCGAGCTTTTTGGCAGGCGCAAGACTGAAGGGCCGCGGCGTGGCCTTGTCTCTCTGCGGCACGGGAACAGCGGTGGCCTGATGCAGAGCCAGCGACCTCCCCGACGAATGGCCGCTATCGGATTCGGCGCCGAGATTGCGCTCGGATTCCCGCAACGAGGCAAGCGCGCGCTCTTCTTGCCTGATTTTCTGGTTGATCTCGTCGGAAACCCCGAGCTGCGTGTCACTGACGTTGCTGTCGTCGAGTTTGTCGTAGTGGTCTGCAAGCTGGTCGCGAAGCGCGTTCAGGCGCTGCTCGCAAGCAGTGATCCGTTGAGCAAACGACGTCATGGTCGTGCCCTTTCTTAACTGTGGTCGCGTATCGGCTTGCCCGCCGGTGAGCCCGCGCCGTGCGATCCCGCGTCCTTTGCCTTTCCCGGCGAAAACGAGATCGATGGTCGTGGGCGAAATCTTGAGTGACTTGGCGATGGCCAGCGCATTCGGGTTTGCCGGCACCGAGACCAAGCTGGTCTCGACCAATTCGGCCCTGGTGAAGAACACGCCGTAATCGGATTCCGGCCGCGGCTTGGATTCCTTCGGACGAAAACCGACGCTGACGGCGCGCAGAATGCCGGCGTCGATCAGCTTGCGGATCTCGTCGATGCGGTCGCTGGTGCCGGCGGGCGCCAGCTCGAGGTGTCCGCGCAACTGCTTGTCGATGACGCGAACGCCCGTCCATTTGCCGATCGGCGCGTTGCTGTTGTGATTGAACAGTGCAATCGGGTTTTTCTGGAACGACGCCAGATCCCAGGCGTCGGACATGATGACGTCGTCCATGCGGTCGGGCGTTTCATCCGACAGCACAAACTCTAATCCGTTGACCTGGCCAGCGTGGGTCTTGTAGCAAACGTCCTTTGCCGCGCCCTTGTCTTCGTCCCAGGCGTCCTCCCAGATCAACTGGCAAACATCCTGGTCGCCGATCTCATCGCCGCAGCGGCCCATGAAATCGATATAGGACTCGTCGAGATCGGGATAGAGATCGCCCTGACGTTGGCGCATACCCATGGCAGGTCTCCTCACTTCCGGCTATGCGGTCTCGACCGCAATCGCGAATTTGCAGTCCACGTGCTGCGCCACTGGATGGCTGCGCGATCCCGAGCGGAACTTGATGAAGTTGATCGACCTCGTCCAATGCTCGCTCACCGCGATGCCGGTGCTCGGCTTCGCCGCTACCGTGACCTCGGTGCCGTCCGCCGCAAACAGATCGTTGTAACCGTTGCCGTCGCTCGAAACCTGAAACGTCAGATTGGCCGGCGTGAACTCCTGCGGGATCGTAAGCCGCACGATGGTGCCGCCCGAGCAGTCGGCGCCGTCCGAAAGTGATTCACCGGCCGCAATGGTCGGGCCGTCTACGATCGCGAGCGGCATGGCTCAGCTCCTGTTTGCCGGATGATTCGGGTCTATCGGCCAGCCGTCGTCGCCGACCTCGATGCTGTGGCCGCGGGTTTCGATGAAACGCTTTTGCCTGTCGTGACAGCTCG